AATTCTCAATCCGTTTTATTCCCCTTGCAGAGGAATAAAGAAGGTCTTAGACCGAGATTTATTAATTTCCTGAATACAGGACTTTTCTTTGGGCAACATAAGGTCCAAGGTAAGACCGAAACGGCAGGCTCTCACCATGAGGGTCCCATAGGAATTGCTGTTAACATCAATACCATTTTGGATGGATGTCTACCTGGGAAGCAGAACATGTTTCTCGCAAAGATCTTAGAGACTCATAAGGATAGTCTCTTTCAGGAGTGTCGAATCCGCACTCGCCAGGGCATGAATGTTTGCCGTAATCTTTTTATATCCGAAAAGCTCGGAGGTATGGGGGTAGTCCCTCCACCCAATTTTAAGTATAAGATTACGAAGCAACAGTTATACATCGCCAATGGCTTCCTTGAACACGTATATACGGACATACCCTATTGTGTAGGGGATATGGGCCCATCACCTGGCTTTCCTGTTAAGAAAGCTGAGGATTTGGTTCAATGTCCCTGGTCAATGGCCTGTTCATCCGATATCGATGACAGACGTGTTCCTTTTAAGGAAATTAGGTTCAAGCTCCTGAAGAAGCTCTGTAGACAAGGAATCACCTTTTATGGTCCTAATAGCCAATGTTTGATTGGCCGAACTGAAAGATCTAGTTCGTCCCGGATCCCCTCTGTGTGGGATCCAGCACTCGATATGGAGAGCTAAGGTAAAGATTCCTGTTTAGGCAGTGACCTATTCTTTTTGTTGAAATTTTCAGACCTGAGATGTCTATAAACTCATTCATGGGGTCTACCTCATTAAAATACCCAAAACGGTGATGACACCTTCTGTTATCTTAATAGTTCCGTGCTAAGTGCGTCAGCTAAATGCCGAGAGACTGCACGGGTATGCCCAACTCTAACTTCTGTTACTTTTGCCAAAACTAATACATGGCTTTCAGAAGGAGTGGTTGAGGTTGAGGTCGATGGACAGTCCGCGAAGATTTATCGCGTATCCCATATCATGAATCAACAAAGAAATAATAACCGAGGTGGCAAGGCCAACGCACCCGGTACTAATCGAAAAGAAAGAAGAAAGAACAGAGTTCCCATCGGTCCCTTAAGATCCGATGGCACATTCAGTGATAATTCTCACAACAATCGTCGATACAAAGATCGATCGATCATGCCAACTCAAGTCGCGTCCCGTATAACGAGGACTGGCATCTCTGATTTCAAGAGATGTCGACTGAAGTGGGTCTTAGGATACACTTTCGTCGGAAATGGAACCAACGGGACACTTGATGCCGTTTATCTCAAGAGTGCCTCAGGCACTTTCTTGGTAAACGGCCTCGGATCAGGTGTTTCCGGTTGGGCTCCAGTCGCGGCTGCTGATCTCGACTTTGGTCAGACTTATGTATCTGATATCGAAAAGCACTATGCCCGAAAGGTAGTGAGAAGAATGTGGTTACATGTGGACTCTCTGAATCCAACCACCAATTCCTCAATGATGGCTGCAATAGGCCTAATGCGTGGAGCGTCCGGTGCGGAACAGTCAACAATGTCAGCCTTAGCGACTGCCACTGTTCCTGCTAATACCGTGAACAACGTCTGCTCGACGAAAGGCGGCTTTACCGTCGCGTCCTGGGAGAATAAGACCGTGGACATCACCGAATTTATCGGGGGTGGGTCAGGTGCGAACCAAAATGAGTTCGATCTCCAAACAGGGCAATCAGCTGGAGCCATATACACTGCTCCTGCGACTAAAACATCCCAAGAACTGGATGGTGTAGTCCCAGCATGTATATGCGTGGCCGGCCAAGCATTAGGAACAACGTTCAATAATTCGAACGTTCATCAGCTCACAATTGAGCAAGAGGTGGATTATCTCGATTATATCGGTGGTATGAACCTTGTCGCTACTGCCTAAGCAGAAATCGATCAAAGCGGGCTCCCTGATCTAGGGGCAATAACCTGAAAATCGGATAGAAGAAAGAAATTTCTCACTATTGGTAGATATTTTCTAGCGAAAGTACCTCTCCCGGAAACAATATCAACGAGCTCTTGAAAATTATCTTCAGTAATTAATTACTGTGATAGAACAAAGGATTGTAAGCAACGCAGATACGTCTGTGAGTTATATACCCTGAATTAGTCCGGCTACCACGGAAGTGGTGGGCGCTAATGTTCGGATAAAGAAAAGAATGAAAAGAGTAAAGGAAATATTGAAATTTAAATGAAAGGAGTTAAAAGAGAAGGAATAAAAGAAATATCTAACGGTAGTCGTCGACGGAAGAACTTGTCGATCCGACCCGCTAGCGTGGGTGCTAATAAACCCCTCTATTCGTCACTGAGTTCTAAGTGATGGTCTGGAATAGAGTCTGAAATACAGCAATGTCAAAGCTTAAGACATC